GCACCTCTCTTTAAGTCATCTTAAATGACTCTGAGGTGTCTATTAAACCTGTGGCGATTCAATACACTAAATCAATAAGTTGGTAGCATTACCGATGAATTTGACAATTTAAACTAAAAAATAAACTACGAAATAATTTTTAATGTTATGTTTCCATAAACATGGTAGACTAGCCCCATGAATCTCCAGACAGTTGGTTACAGCGCCTGCTGGGCAAAAAAACCATGGAAAACGAGCTGCTGAAAGAAGCCGTTGAATATGGCCGACAAAAAAAGTGGATAGCGCACGTGCCCTTGTTGCCGGAGGATGGTGAATAAGCCTTGTCAGTCGTTGTCTCCGGGTCTCACGTGCGCAACTGCATGCCATGGCCCGTCGGTCGAAGGGCTGGCAGGATCGTCGGTGCAAGCGCAAGCCTGATGATACTGAAGCGCTGGCTCGTATCCATACCGTTATCGACGATCTGCCCACCTATGGTTATCGTCGTGTATGGGTACTGCTGCGCAGACAATCAGAAACTGACGACATGGCGGTGATCAATGCCAAACGCGTATACCGCATCATGCGTCAGAATGCGCTGCTGCTTGAGCGTAAACCGGCAATACCGCCCTCGAAGCGGGCGCATAGAGGGAAAGTGGCCGTTGGAGAAAGTAACCAGCGGTGGTGCTCCGACGGCTTCGGGTTCAGCTGTGATAACGGTGAAAAACTGCGGATCACGTTCGCGCTGGACTGTTGCGAGCGCGAGGCACTTCACTGGGCAGCAAGTACCGGTGGATATGACAGTGAAACCGTGCAGGACGTCATGCTGGGTGCAGTAGAGCGTCGCTTCGGTAACAGGCTGCCGACATCCCCCGTTGAGTGGCTGACAGACAACGGTTCAGCCTACCGTTCTCATCAGACGCGTCAGTTCGCCAGAATGGTAGGACTGGAGCCAAAACATACGGCGGTACGTAGTCCAGAAAGCAACGGAATGGCGGAGAGCTTCGTGAAAACGATGAAGCGCGACTACATCAGTATCATGCCAAAACCTGACGGGTTAACAGCGGCAAAGAACCTTGCGGAGGCCTTCGAACATTACAACGAATGGCATCCGCACAGTGCACTGGGATATCGTTCTCCACGGGAATATCTGCGGCGGCGAACCAGTAATGGGTTAAGCGATAAAAAGTGTCTGGAAATATAGGGGCAATCCACATGGAAATGTTTTTGATTAAAATAAAAAATATTCTTTTATATTGCTCTATCATTTTTATTTTTAGTAATTTATTAGCAAGAGATTGCGATCTCTTTTTTAGTTAAAGCAAATTAGTTAAGGATTAGTCTATGAAACGTTCAGTTATTGCGGCTACTGTATTAGCATCTCTTTTTATGAGCGCAGGATCATTTGCAGCAGAAGGGAGTACAGAGGGTCAGTTAACTATTAACGGTAAAGTCACAGAGACTACATGTCAGTTCCTGAGCGGTAGTGAGAATACAACAATTTCGATGAGCGAAATTGGTCGTGATCAATTTGAAAATGTAGAAGTTGGCTCCCCCGTTACCACTTATTCAAATACAACATCTTTACCACTAAAAGTTAAATGTCCCGGAGAAAAAGAACCAAGAATTACCTTCTCCAGCACCCAATTTGAAGGAACGGGTTCAAATGTTACTCGCAATACTGGTGATGCTAGCGGTGTCGGTTTCGCTGTTTTTTTGGGGAAAGGTACTGATTCTAGCAACCGGATTTCTGGTAATAGTCCTATTAAGTTACCACCAGCTACTAATGGTGAATATGAGTTGCATTTTACGGCGCAATACGCAAAAGCAGCTGATGATGTGGGTACTGGCGAAGTTAGTTCTGCGATAACAATGACCGTTGTAACAGATTAACATGATGTTTATCGGCGGCTTCGGTCGCCGATTTTCAATCGCAAGGATTGTTATCATGAAAAAATTAATAGCCTTCTTACTAACCGTAACGGTCCCATCTGCGTGGGGCGGTGTCTATATTTACGGCACTCGCGTTATTTATCCGGAACAGAAAAAAGAGATTGCAGTTCAGTTAATGAATGAAGGTGAGCGTAGTGCTCTTGTTCAGTCGTGGATTGATGATGGCGATGCCAGCCTTCCTCCGGAAAAGATTAGTGTACCTTTTGTGCTGACTCCACCGGTAGTTCATGTTAGTAAGGGTGAAGGACAGCAACTGAAAATTAAACAACTGGCGAACACTCTACCTAAAGATCGCGAAAGTCTGTTCTTCCTTAATGTACTGGATATTCCACCTAATAGTGAGAAATACGAAGGCAAGAATCTGATTAAATTCGCGATGCAAAATCGTATCAAATTTATTTATCGCCCAAAGGGTATAACAAGAGTCGATAAAGAGAGTTTTTCCCGGATTAATATCAGACCCGTTGATAGAGGCATTAACATAAAAAATAATTCAGCGAACTGGATAACCATTCCTGAATTAACCGGGAATGCGAAAATTAATAAGGAGACACTACTGCTGGCACCCTGGTCAGATCAGACTGTCAAAACGACATCCGTTGTTAACTATTACAATGTTACTCTGATTGATGATCATGGAAACTATTTGAGTGAAAAAATAAAAACTGCCAAATAGATTATCAGGGATTGGTTATGTCAAAGTTTAATTCTATTACACTGGCTATTCTGTCAGTATTAGCGACTTCGCATACATGGGCTAAGGGTGAAACGTTTAATACCAATTTTATGATTGGTGGTTTAAATGGGGAGAAAATTTCTAACTACCATATTGATAGTGATAAGCCGATGCCGGGTATCTACGCTATGGATGTTTATCTGAATAATCAATGGCGTGGCCACTATGATATTGATATTAAAGATGACCCTAATGCAACATGTTTATCCATGGAGCAATTAAAGCAAATTGGGATCCTCACTGAAGGAATTAGTATCGATAAAGGCGTAGAATGTGTACCACTTCGGGATGCTGTCCAGGGAGGCAGCGTCGACTATGATATTGGGCATTTTAACCTAAAATTAAGCGTGCCCCAAGCCTATGTTCTGGAATATGAACATGGCTATGTTCCGCCTGAAGCATGGGATCGCGGGATTAACGCATTATATACATCTTATTATGCCAGTCAGTATTACAGTGATTATAAAAACGGCGGAGATGATAAAAGTAGCTATCTAAATCTGAACAGTGGGTTAAATCTCCTGGGCTGGCAGCTGCATTCAAATGCCAATTATACGAAAAGCGACGAAAACAGCGGTAAATGGAAGAGTAACACGCTATATCTGGAACGTGGAATTCCACAAATTCTCGGCACGTTTCGCGCAGGTGAAATGTATACTGGTTCTGATGTTTTTGACTCCGTGCGTTTTCGCGGCGTGCGCCTTTGGCGCGATATGCAGATGTTACCGAACTCTAAACAGAATTTTACTCCTGTGGTACGCGGCGTTGCCCAGAGTAACGCACTCGTCACCATAGAACAAAATGGTTTTGTGGTTTACCAGAAAGAAGTACCGCCAGGCCCATTCGCCATTGATGATTTGCAACTTTCTAATGGTGGGGCAGATTTGGAAGTTATCGTCAAAGAAGCTGATGGTTCAACGTCGTACTATCGGGTGCCTTATTCATCGGTGCCAAATATGTTGCAACCTGGCGTTTCTAAATATGAATTTTCAGCCGGACGTAGTCATATTGAAGGAGCCAGCAATCAATCTGATTTTATCCAGGGAAGCTATAAGCATGGTTTCAACAATTTGCTGACAGGTTATGGCGGCACGCTGTTATCTGATAATTACTCATCGTTTGTTCTTGGAACAGGATGGAATACACCGATTGGTGCTATATCGGTTGATTTTACCCATTCATACAGCAAGCAAGACAACGGTGATGTGTTTAACGGTCAAAGTTATCAGATTGCCTGGAATAAATATCTCTCTCAGAGCGGAACACAATTTTCTCTGGCGGCCTGGCGTTATTCCTCTCGGGGTTATCGTACTTTTAACGATCATGTATGGGCAAATAACAAAAATAGATACAATCGAGAAGACAACTCAGGCTATGACATTGCCAACTACTACCAGTATGATTTTGGTCGCAAGAATAGCTTTTCTTTAAATATCAACCAGTCATTACCGGAAAATTGGGGGTATCTGGCGATCAGCGGTCAATGGCGAGATTACTGGGAACGTAGCGGGACAGGGAAAAATTACCAACTAAGCTATACGAACTCATGGGAACGTCTAAGTTATACCTTGTCGGTTAGCCAGACATACGATGAGGATAACAGCGAAGACAGACGCATTAACTTATTTTTCTCAATCCCCTTCTCGTGGGGTGATAATATCACCGAAAAACGACGAGATTTATTTATCTCTAACTCGACCACATTTGATAAAGACGGCTACCAGTCAAATACTACCAGCCTCAGTGGTGTAGCTGGGAACCGTGATCAGTTCAGCTACGGGGCTAACTTTAGCCATCAACAACAGGACAGCGAAGCAACAGCAGGTGGAAATCTGATTTGGCGTGCGCCAGTGGCTACCATTGGTGGCAGCTATAGCCAGTCGAAAAAATATCAACAGATAAGTGGTAATATTCAAGGTGGTTTAGTCGCGTGGTCAGACGGGATAGCACTGGCTCCCAGACTTTCAGATACATTTACCATCGTCCATGCTCCGGGGCTGGATGGGGCTGCGGTACAGGGGTATCGTTACCTGAGCACGGATAGCCGAGGTTACGCTATTTATGACAGCCTGACGCCGTATCGTAAAAACACGTTGATGCTGGATACTTCTGACAGTCAAAGCGATGTGGCACTACTGGGCAACCGTAAAAGCACCGCTCCTTATCGTGGGGCCGTTGTGATGACGCAGTTTGATACTGACAAACGTAAACCCTGGTATTTCCTTGCTCAGCGCCCGGATGGTTCTCCATTATCGTTCGGTTATGAAGTTGAAGATGAAAGCGGTAAGAATGTGGGCTTGGTAGGACAGGGAAGTCGGATATTTATTCGCACTGATGATGTTCCCGCATCGATTCGCGTCTCGGTTAATAAACAGCAGGAAAAATTCTGTACTATTACCTTTGATAACGTTATTGATGAGAATAAAGTTTATATTTGTCGTTAAAGGATTTGTTTATGAAGAAATATTGGTTTTTGTTTTTACTGGCTTTGCCATTTTTGGGGCAGGCTAAATGTACTATCAACGGAAATTCTACTGCAATACAGGGAGTTAATTTAGACTTAACTACAGGAAATACAACGATGACATTTTCTCCTAATCTGACGGGAGAATTTACATGTAATTCGACTAAAGATAAGTTAAATGTGCTTAAAACATTAGATAATTATGTTGTAGAAATGAAAGAAAATCAAAATAGCAACCAATCAATTTATATTAAGTTTAATCTTGATGTCGGAGATGGGTTTCCTGTTGACACGGGAGATAGGAAAACTTATTCAGTTAACGATACTATTAATAATAAAAGTATAGCATTAACAGCTTCATATATAAAATCGCCTGAAAGTAATGCGAAGGTTCAAACAGTATATTCAAATTCATTCATCTTGAATGCTCCTGCGGTCGTCTTTCCATTTGAAAATGATTCAGCAACTAATTTTTGCTATCGAAACATTTTCTTTTATTTTATATGTTCGGTGAGCAATAGGTTACCAACAGATGCTGCTTATCAACAGAATTTAAATATTAATATAACAAAACACAAACCTACAACCTGTAGTTTCTCGCAACCGACTTACGAAATAAGAATGCCAGAAACAACGATAAGTGAGATGCAATCTGCCAATAACACAAAGTTAGGTTCTATAGATCTGGTCCTAAATTGCGATAGTGTCTATAACGTCACGACTAATCCAGTGACTTTTAAAGTTGAGCGTGGTGTGTGGGATGATAGTGGAACAATATTGAAAAATACATTGTCCGATGGTGCTAAGGGTGTAGGGTTCCAGATTTACAATGGTAATGCAACGACACCGTTAAAGCTGGGCGATACCCTGATGAACAGATTACCTAAAATGGCGGCTATTCAGGAGCAGTACATCTTCCCGATTACCGCAAAATACGTTCGCGTGAAAGAGGAAGCTTTACAGCCTGGGGAAGTTCAAGGCCAGGCGATATTTGCCGTATCCTACGACTAATGAGCATGGTGGTTAGTCGCTACTTTTCACGTACTTTCGGAGAGAAAGTACGTGTGTTTTTATCCAGAGCGCCCTAAAACCCCGTCCTTCAGAGTGGAGGTATAAGGCGCACTGGATAAAATGATGGAGTAGTGGGCAATTAAGCTCTATAATTGCGTACACATATTGAGTACACGAGGTGTTTATGCAATCTATTAACTTCCGTACCGCACGCAGCAATCTTACCGAAGTGCTCAACAATGTTGAAGCCGGAGAAGAGGTTGAAATCACCCGTAGAGGCCGTGAGCCAGCTGTAATTGTCAGCAAGGCCACTTTCGAAGCCTACAAAAAAGCGGCGCTGGATGCTGAATTCGCATCCCTGTTTGACACTCTGGACACCACCAATAAGAAACTGGTTAACCGATAATGAGGCATATATCACCGGAAGAGCTTATTGCAATTCATGATGCGAATATAAGCCGCTACGGCGGCCTGCCAGGCATGCCAGATTCGGGAAGAGCTGAGGCTATTATCGGGAGAGTCCAGGCCAGAGTTGCATATGAAGAGATTACCGACCTTTTCGAAGTCTCCGCAACTTACCTGGTGGCTACTGCGAGAGGGCATATATTCAATGATGCCAATAAGCGTACCGCGCTAAACAGTGCGTTGTTATTTCTGCGCCGTAACGGTGTGCAGGTATATGATTCACCAGAACTGGCAGAGCTTACTGTGGGGGCTGCGACCGGAGAGGTATCCGTATCTACTGTCGTTGCCACGTTACGTAGATTGTATGGTACGGCGTAGTAAATTAATGGTACGCAAATACAACAAATTGTCCCGTGACGCGTTAAAGATGCTTCTTGATGGGGTGAGCAGCCGCAAGGTTATGAATCGCCACGGATAATTTAGACACTTCCGAGCCGTTGATAATACTGGTTCAAACTAATGCAGCTATGCCTTTTACCTTGCTTAAAAGTTCAAGCTGTCGTGAATAAGGTTTTGCGCAATAGTAGGCTTTGATAATCTGCCCCGGTGTCGCATCGCCGGGGTCGAGTCCTTCCTCGCCCAAACACGCTACTTTGACATTAAGACCGATACTGGTCAGTCGCCTGGCTGCGGCCATCGTGTTGCGTATAGCTTGCTTTTCACTATCCCACATCATAATCACATTACGTAATCCACGCGCCTTGAGCGTCAGGAACGCGCCCAACTGATCTTCTGCATCCTGAGTGGTGTTACCAGATAGATGCATCCCGAACGTTCCTATCGGTTCCACGTAATCGCGTAATGTTTCTTCATCAAAAATAGCTCGTTTAACCCCCATAACATCGAACGCCCCCTCACAGACAACTACAGTCTGTTTGCCGACTGCATTGTGGCCGTTGTAGAGAAATTTACCCGATGCTGGCAGCTGCATGGGGAACAGATACCGGCGTTCTGCTGCACCGGTAATGTCACGACCCTGGAAGGTCTTCATCACGCCATCCAGATCGTAAACCGGTATCAGTATTCGCATATCGAATACCTGTCCTTTGACCTGGTCTGTGTACGGATCGACGTATGCGTGCTTGCCTTCGACGCAGTAACGCAGATCAAAGTATTTGGCCAGCTCCGGGGAAATCTGGCGCTCCACCAGATAATCAGGAAGACGACCGTCAATGGGGAGTTCGTAATGGCGCGGGAGAGCTACCGGTCCTTCCAGTTCAACCTTGCTGGCCAGCACGATCTCTTCCTTCTTCGGCGCCCAACCTTGTGAGATCAGCGCGTTCTGGACGTACTCTTCAAAATCGCGACGGGATTTGCCGCTGTAATGCTTTAGGAAGACCAGCTTATTGAACTGAATCTCTTCGGGATGATCACCTGCAAAGCATTTGCCGACACCACTGGTCAGGTTGAAATAAACCTTCCAGTTTGAGCTGCCGCATACCGGACACTCTTTAATGTTGACCTCTCGTCCGCGAGTACTGACTCCACCATGACGGTAGATGATCCCTTCCATATCGAGCCATTGCTCAAAATCCAGCTCGGTCAGTAATTCTTTCAAGTCGCTCACGTTCTTACCCCTGTTTTTTGCAGGTAATATCTTGATAAGCCTCGGTATTTGAATACCATAAAGGCTCATGTGTTTTTTCTTTTGTGGTTTTGGCAAAAGAGAAATTTGTTCTCTTCTGGAGACAGGCGTGGAGAGTGTTTCCCCACGCCTTCTTTTTTAGAGGACGTCCATAATGCGTTCGATGAATCGCATTTGTTCGAGGTTCTGCTTAACGCGGATGCTTACGCCGCCTTTCTGGTTACGTGAACCAGCGAAGTAAAGACGCGCTTCGCCTTTCGCTTCTTCTTCTTCCGTTTTGTTGATAGTGATAACGAGGTCAGCGATACGCACCTTCTCGATGTTGTCCGCTGCGTGCATCATTGTAGCCACCTCAGAAGCGCCACCTTCTCTGTTAGTCTGCGATGCCGTGATGCCGGCAACGTTGTGTTTGTCGTACAGCGCACGCAGGTCAGTGTAGATGCTGCGAATGTTAGCGCGGTCGTCGCGGAGGTCGTAGCTGGCACGCATCAGGTCAGCGTAGTCGACCACAACCATATCGGGGACCATACCGTTGGCTTTCATGCTGCCCAACATACGGTCCAGATCTGCGGGCGACATGCTTCCGGACGGTCGTTCAACAATCCACAAACTTCCCACGCCTTTCGTCGCACCCAGCTCCGCCAGTTTGCGATGGACGTCATCGCGACGTTCCACCAGCCTGGACATTTCGGTCTCAGACAGACGGGCGTCAAAGCGATCTGACAGAATGGAGGTGTGAACTTCCAGCGACAGATACAGGACGTTGTAACCGGCAAGCGTGGCGTTGATGGAAAACTCCCCCATCGCCGTCGATTTACCAGACTTAGCGAAGCCCATAAACAGCACCATTTCACGCTTTGCCCAGCCTTTCTGGTAAAGCAGCTTGTCGAGCAGCGGGAGGCCGGTAGTGATGCTGTTTGGCACGTAATCGTCGGACGCTTCGTACTCACGGGCCTTGTAACGCTCCGCTGATTCTGCGAAGTAATCGTAAATGCCGGTCGCTTCGTTAGAGCCAATTTGCTGGACCTTAGCCATGATTGCCATCGCGCCCTGGAAATCACCCTTCTCTTTCATCTCAGCCGCTTTAATTAGCGCATCGTCGAACGCTACGCTTTTAGCAAATGTCGCGACCTGGTCGACCATGTACGCCGTATCTGACAGCTTCTCAGCGAGAATGCGCTTAAACGCCTCAACAACGTCAGGGAACAGCTCTTCGCGGATCGTCTTATCGCGTTTGGCGCGTTTGAGCATGTCGAGGATGGCTGATGATGATGGTGCGCTCTTATACATTCTGTAGTAGCCCGACACCATGTTAACCAGAATGGAGTTAGCCGCATTAGAGAACTGGTTTGGGGCAACCAGATCGCCTGCGCGAGTCAGAAACTCATGGTCGCGACAGAAGTAGGCTGCGAGTCTATTCTGGAAGTCGTCGTCGAACTCTTCAGACAACCCTCGTCCTGTGTGGCAAAGTTCGGTCATGTGCTTTCCTTTGATTCTTAAACAAATTGTTTTCTAATACTAAAAAATCCAGATAGGGGATCAACAGAATCGCCGTGCTTCTTCCAGTTCTTCCGGGAAATACGCATAAATTACACGCTCAGGTACGATTTCCATCAACCAGACTGCGGAGAAGATGATGCGGATGCGTTTATCTCGGGTAATGCCACGCAGACGCTCCAGAATCCACTCAAAATAGCGTTCCTGAATCGGGTCACGCTGCATGTCTCCAAGATGCTTAAAACTCACCATAGAGTCATCCAGACGGGTTACAGCGCGTTTGGCTAACTTCTCTTCGAATATCTCGATCAACTCGGGCTGCCAGAGATGCTGGGGGCGCGGTAATTTGTCCCACAGCCGTCGTGCAGCTGCGGAAAGAACGGTGGAGATAAAGTAGTCGTATGAGCAGCAATAGCGGTCAGCAAACTGGCGTGCTTTCCATAGAGACGTTTTATTGGCAGTCGACAACTCCTGATATGGCACACGCTTCAGACCGGTTGTGAATGGAGCCGTCTCATAGTGTTCACGACCATGCGACAGCATGATGTATGAGTACTGGCGCTTGTATGCCTCAGTGAAAAGGCATGTGGCCATGAGCGGGTGCATATCGCGATAGTCAAACCATTTGGTTTCGAACAGTTCCGCCTCGTCCTTGCAACGTGACAGGCCAATGTTCTCCGCTACCCACTTATCCATGACTGCGGTGTTCCACTCTGTCATGAAATCGTACTGGTCATTGTCGATAGTGTTGAAGAAGATCTGGCTCACATGATTCCCTTTAATAGGTATGTACTTACTTATCTAAGTGAGCGAATCATAGCGACTGGAGATATTTTTGGGAAGTGGAAACGGAAGGGAGTTGTTCTGGTGGGTGTCTTTTAAAAGACCTGCTTCCGTATATATTTAATAAGTTACTTATTATTTATATACAGAAACAGGCATAACTTGTCGTCTTAGACACCCAGAAGCTCTACACTTTGAGCCTGTAAAATTGATTAAAAACTTATGTGTAAAATAGAACGCATTAGTCAGTAGCTAAGAGATGCAATAATGGACGATTTATCGGTATACGCGAGATCATTGGATAAGGCTAAATACTATGTTTACTGTCTCTATGATACAGAAGACAAGATGAAAAGACCGTTTTACATAGGAAAAGGCAAATCGACTCGTTGTCTCGATCACATCAAGTATCCCGATGACTCTCCCAAATCCATGCGGATCAAAGAACTTTTGGCTAATAAAAAATTAGGCATAGATATTCTTCGTCATGGTATGGATGAAACCACAGCCAAACTTGTTGAGGCGACATGCATCGACCTTATGGGAGTCGGAGAGCTTACGAATAAGGTACGAGGAAGTGGTTCCATGATGGGCAGAATATCACTGGACGCCTACCATCACTTAGTGCTGCAAGAGGAAACTGAAATTGCTCCTGAGCACGCCGGTCTTGCCTTCCTGCTAAACAGCACCTACAAGTCAGGAATGTCCGCTCTGGCATTATATGAAGCTACGCGTGGCGTATGGGCAAAGGTTCCAAGAGACGAGAATCTCAAATATGCCTACGCTACATATGGGGGCCTGATAATGGAAGTTTATCAGATTGAATGCTGGGTCAAAGCCGGTTCTCAGCAGTACTTTACAAGGGATATAGCTCTTGGCCCCGACACAAAACGTTATGAATTTGTTGGCAGAATAGCCGATGAGCATATTAGAAAACTGTATGTAGGCAAATTAATCAAGAAGCCACCAAGCTACGGCAGCCCTTTTGTGAAGGTTGGGGTGGTTAGGAATGAACATAGTGTTAGCGCGGCATAAAGCTGACACTGTACTTATGCATTGGCGCGTACATTGCGCCAATGCATAATTTTTAACCTTTCTTCATCAACTCTCGTTTGATTTCATCGGTACGCATCGTGACATCGGCAGCTGTGATCGCCTCGTTAAGTTTCACGATGTCCTCGATTTCCTGCGGTGACTTCTCTGCCAGATGGAAAATGGCTGCGCGAATCACGTCAGAACGGGTGAACTTCTCGAAACGAGGGATGAACTTCATCATTTCCAGCAGTTCGAAGTATTCGTCCTCCAGTGACATTGTGCGGCTTTTAATTTTCTCTTTGCCACGAGTCGGGCGTCCCTGTGGTCTGACTGGTTGGCGCAAAGGAGTTGTGTTCTTGGCCGGTGCATCAGGCTCTTTGCGCTTTGCTAGGTCACCCATTTTCATGGACATTATTCTTCTTCCTCCAGACTCAACAGATAATCTACAAATTCTTCAAACTCGGCTTCCGCCTTTTTGTCGCGCTCGCTACCGGTCATTTCAAAGATAGAACGACCAGACTCTTCCGCATCATCATAGACGTTGCGGTTATATAAATTGACTGGCGCAGACTCGATGCCAAACGTCTCGACAATCTCTTTAGCCGCCAAAATGCGAGACACTTGTGATGGCAAAGCCGGGCACTGGTTCATGACCGCGCGGACCTTCACTTTATCGTTTACATTACGAACATTGTCGATAATAGGATCGATGTCACGCAGAGATTTCAAATCACGACGCTTAGGACGAAGCGGGATAATGATAACGTCGGCCATCAGCATCGCTTGTCGCTGAATTTCGGAGTCAAAGCCACCAGCATCTACCACTACAAACTCAGCTCTACCCTGAAGCGATTTTAGGTGCTTAATGATGTCATCCTGAACGTATGCAAAAGGAATCAGCTCAAGGTCTTCGTTCTGTCGACGGTCTTCACACCAGCTTGTTGTCGTGCGCTGAATATCTATATCAGTGATATAAACCTTCTTCTTCTTTTTGACTTTCAGGCAAACGGCAATTTGCTGGGCAACAGTGGATTTGCCAGGCCCGCCCTTTGTGCCGCCAACCACAAAGATCTTGGTCATTGGAGAGTTCCCTTTGCGTATATAATTATCGTCTGAAACAACTTGTTTTCTTATATGTGATATAGCCTAAATGCCTACGGCTGCGGTGTAAAGGTTATTTAGTAGGTTGTTATTGCCTATTGCTAGTAACTGTTTTCATTTGTCTGTTGAAAAAAGTGACAATCATCTCTATATTACGAGTACGGTAAATTGCCGTACACAATTTGATGACACATACGCAATGGGCTATAGCCCAGTTAAATAACCTTTGAGTCGAAAACTCAGTTTAAATAGAGAGCAATGATGGCCTTCCTACATCACCGGCCATCAGGGGGTACACATGTCCGCACTGAAAAAGCAGCGCATCGATTTGAGATTAACCGATGACGATAAAAGCATCATCGAGGAAGCTGCCGCAATGTCTAACCAGAGCATTACCCAGTTCATGGTTAGCAGTGCATCCGAACGTGCCGTGAAGGTGATAGAGCAACACCGTAGACTGGTTCTAAGTGAAGAGTCCTGGAATCTGGTTATGGATGCTATAAGCAATCCTCCGGCACCGAACGACAAGCTGAAACGAGCTGCCAATCGTCTGAAAAGCATGGAGTAATTTACTCGTGAGCAATACGACGATCGAGATTTTCTCTGGAGAGAAAGATTATGATCTAAACGGTTTTGATTGCGGCGAAGAGTCACTAAACGCATTTTTGACCAACCACTTAAAAAGACAGCATGAAGGAAAAATTCTTCGCGCTTATGTGCTTTGCACTAAAGAAGAAATACCAAAGGTATTAGGTTATTACACTTTGTCAGGCAGCTGCTTTGAGAAAGAAACCTTACCTTCAAAGAGTCAGCAAAAGAAAGTGCCTTATCGGCATGTCCCAAGTATCACTTTAGGCAGACTGGCTTTGGACAAATCTCTTCAAGGTCAGGGGCTTGGCTCAATGCTTGTAACTCACGCAATGCGTGTTGTGTACAATGCATCTCTTGCGGTAGGCATTCATGGGCTTTTCGTTGAGGCGTTGAACGATAAAGCCAGAGCGTTTTATAAAAGTTTGGGCTTTATCCAGCTGGTTGGTAACAACGATCGTTCTTTGTTCTATCCAACAAAATCTATCGAAAAATTGTTCGAAGAATAATGTGTCCCCCTCATTTGAGGGGAACTTCGACATCACCAACCGCAAACGCTCTCTCCCATCGTATTGTGAAAAAGGATTTGGCGTTCGGTTTCTTCGGTCATTACATCGTCATTGCTGATATAAATAGGTTCAGCGCCATCGCAGAACAACACGCTGGTGGTCTGTGGCTTAATTGCGCACCCACTTATCATGCAGCTCACGATGAATGGCAGAAGCATCTTTCTGACGTATTTCACTGTTCGTCTCATTCACCACTTCCACTGTGCTTTGAAGACGCTTGTTATCTTCCCGCCGTTCTTTCTCTTCCATACTGCGTCTGGCCATATACCCGCCATAGGAGTATGCGCCGACAAGGACTAGAATGACGGCGGCCAGAGTGAACAAAGCGGATTTCATTTTGAACAACAGGCCGTCGAACATACTTACACTAATCCTTTCTGGTGCTTGCGAACCTGGGACCAGGCAATGAATGCTGCCACAAGAATGGTAGCTACGCCAAAGATGATGCGTACCGTATCTCCACTGGAGATATTGCCTTGCGCTTTATCCATTGCGGCAGAAACTTGAGGCATAACGTCAGCAATTTGTGCAAGGCCAATACCTGCAGTGACTGTAGCACCTGTGGTTTCTTTTGTTACAGGAACGGCTTTTACAGCCTTTACCGGTTTGACAATGCCGGCACGTCGCAGACCTTCTTCGATAAGTTCTGGTGTATACCAGCTATTGGGGGTTTTCAGCGGACCTCGGCCATTTTCATGTCTAATGATCGCCTCTACCAGCGGTCTTAAGGTCTCGTAGTCATGCAGATCGATAATCATATCTGGTGCTACTCCAACGGCTTTGGATACCTCGTTCACATAAGCCAAAGTGTTGTTCTCATGTGGAGGCGCCCAGCGTTCGATGACTTCGCGGATCGTATCAATGCTGGAGCCATCTTTTGCGCGGCGCTTGTCGTGGTAAGTAATGAGTGTCACTGCCAAAGCCCGAATCCCCCACACGGGGTCTTTGAACGTGCAGAAACGCGGTTCTGAAGAGTTGTTGACTAAGCCCTGCCACGGCGCTCCTTTATCAAGATTACCGGGGTTGTTATTACGAATGCCTCTCGGAGTTTTCATCCTTGATCTCCTGTTATTGCAATCCATTTTTTACGCCATACGCGGCCAATCCTAAAAGCAGTACGGTAATAATGAACGACGTTATTTTCGAAACAATGCCGCCAAAGAACCCACTGGAGATGGTGTCGAGCCGGTTAAGAAGTTTGTCCAGATTGGAGTGCTGAATGCTGTGTTGTGCGGGCGTCATATCGCCAAAGTAGGTTTTGAGCTGGTCATTGACCTCCTGACCAATTTCCTCGCGTATTTCTTTACCTAATTTGCCTACGACTTCCCGAGCAACGATTGAGGCGATGCGCTCAACCTGTTCAGTTGTGACTCCCGCCATCTCGTTCGACATGTTTTCCTCCATGAAAAGTCAAATCGGGATGGCGTGTTTATATCATATTTTAACCATTTGTAGTAGGTATGCACTTACCTACTATATATCTTGCAAACTAATCGTTGTTAATAATGCAGATATAATCTGCCCCTTACTCTGCTGGTATTGTTGGCCAGTCAATATCCGGTGCCGTTGATGTGTCAATGCGGTTCAATAAAACTCTATACTTCTTCCATGCAGTCAGCAACGATGCTTCTTCCTCCGTTGCAATCTCCAAATCTACAGCATCCTGAAGTGGCGCAATGTGCTCGCTGGCTACCTGCATCAGACTTTTTTTTGTTTCTTCCGCTTCCCGTACCTGAAACAATTTTTCTGTTTCCTCATCCTTCTCCCAGGATGTGCCGTCCCACTTCTGATATTCCCCATCCGGTGATAACCAGGTGACATTTTCCGGTAATGGCCCAAGTTCAGAAATAAACAACGCGTCCCCTGATTCCACGTCATAGACCGTTTTACCCCTGTGGTCTTCAACGAGACTCCATGATTTATTTTCGCTGTTGAATACGGCCACGAAGCCAGCAGGTACATCCGGTGGCGCTATATCCGTAGAATAAGCTGGCAGCCCTGTATGAGGTGGAATATATGCATCACCTTCACCAATAAATTCATTGGTTCCGGCCAACAGATTATAAATTTTTATGGTCCGTGGTTGTTCACTCATTGTGAAGTCCATGTTCACCTCTACTTAATATCAAAGACAGTATGTTGTTTATTGAGTGTATGGGTGTGAGCACCAACAGTGATGCCCCTTCCGTGATTATATGCGCCAGTGGCGATATTGCCTCCGGTATTTTCCGGATTAATCCGGTGTATATGCGAACCAGGGCGAAACCGGTTATTAGCCTGATGTTGTATCAGTACATCATCAGCCTGATGTTCAGGGTTAATACAGATCTGCCCTGAACGTGAGCAATACGTCCGGGAATCGCCACAGCCAATATATTTAGTATCCGCATAACGGCAAACAGAATTACCTGGACAGTATGCATATGTGCTAAATACTGCCGACTGGCGAGATTGTGCATATTCCCAGTTAATTGCTTCTGTTTTTTTATTAAAGTTATCCCACGCCTGCTTCATCTGCCGGGCAACACTTTCAAACGGCACCTGACCGCATCCGGCCCCCCCATTGCAGGGAATACGACCGTTTTTATTTTCCTGTCTGTCGTTGCGTTTTTATTACGCTGAAAGATGGCAAGCAGAGCGGCCCAGGTTGCGTTATATACAGCGTCTGTTCCGTCAATTGTCAGCGGAACACGCATTGTTGGCGCATGTACCAGCCAGGGGTGATGATTATGCCCCGTTTCAATGACAAATGCAGAACCTACAGGCTGTTCGCCGAGATATTCACAAATAATATGATTCTGAACGCGGGACTGTAACTGAGTACCGAAGAATGCGGTAATGGCGGCATCAACGCCGCCATCCATCAAGCCGAAACTATTTGCCGCACTTACCATGCAGTCAAATTCTCTGATTGCTTCAAATGGTTTTCCGACAATATTCACATTGTCTGCATTTGCGAATACTCGCTTAAATGCTTCAGTCATTTCTTTTACTGGAGCAGAAAGAATGAGATTAATCATGCAAGCCTCACAATATAGTTAAATGCGATGTTTTTGACGGTGTTTTCCGCGTTACCAGCAGCGTTAACGGTGATGGTGTGTCCATGTGAACCAATCGCAACGGAGTGCGTATGAGCACCAATACCGACAGTATGTGCATGTGCGCCTGCGCTTGCAGCAGTGCCGGACAGCGAGTGGGTATGAGCACCATCTGATGATGTCTTCCCTGCATTACGAGTCTGGCCACTACCGCTTGTTGTGCTCATAATCCCCGCGCTTAGATTTGAAATCGCGGTATAACCATTAGGGAAAATGCTCGTGTTCGTGCCACCAAATGCACCGGAACTCTTGTGTTGGTGCGCACCGGCACTATTTGCAGTCCCGCTAATACTATGGGTATGCGCCCCGGTGTTATTCGTGGATTTGGTTCCGTAATCAAACGACGATGTGGTTTTCGTCCCCAAATCCGTACTGGATGCGCTGGCGCTGTGGGTATGCGATTTAATGCCATCCTGTTCCTGAGACAATAC